GTGCTAAGACAGCTAACATTACTGGTCTTGAAGCGGCTTCAACCAAGGTGTACGGCAACAACCGCGTTGTTGATTTACAGCACACAAAAGGCGATTCTTCAGTTGCTTTGGATTTTAATGCTTTGCCGCATGATATTTTGATGAAGATTTTGGGTCAAGTATCTGATGGTAAAGGTGGCTATACACAAGGCGACAAGCCAAAAGTCGCCATGTTGATTACAACAGATGCCCTTGCAGAAGATGGACAGGTTTATTTTGGTTTTCGTCAAGGCGAGATTATCAATCCTGACTTTAATAACGGGACTGATACTACAACGGATACACGGAATGATGACAACTTGACTTATTCACCATTGGACAATCCCGACTGGAATAATAATCCTGGTAAGCTTTGGTATTCAAACGAAACAGGCTTTACACAAGACATTATGTTAGCCGATGTATTTCAAGGCTATGCTGCACCCAGTACAGGCCAATGAGGTTGATTCCGCAATAGTTGGAACAGCTGAGGCCGGTTAAGGCTTAAAAGAAACGGCTTAACCGTTCAAATGGGTGTGAAGCCCATTAGAAAGGGGAAATATGGCTTATAACAAAACAACGTGGTCAACAGGCGATGTAATTTCAGCGGACAAATTAAATAACGCTGAAAGTGGGATTGAAACTGCTAGTCTGGCTTCTGATCTACCACGTGTTGATTTGACGGGTGATACAACGGCTATGACTGGAGACGTGGCTGTTCCTTTACAGTTCCGTTTCCGAGATGGCCAGCAGGATGTTTTGGCTTATGCCAGTACTAAATGGCAAGGTGATACCTCACAGGGTTATCCAAAGAAAAATCTGTCGTTTAAGTTTTATTCAGATTCAGATTTATCAAAAAAACTAAAGTGGAAACCTAAATCTAGTTGGAAAAAAGATAATTCGTTTAATCTTAAGGCTAATTGGATTGATCGCACCGAAGCCAGAAATTTGGTTAATGCTCAGATTCAGGCTCAAACATTTGCCAGCACGCCTTTATACTACGGCAATGCAAATTCTATTCCAGCGAATTATTCACAGGTCGAAGCTAACAAAGCAGTGCAGTTTTTATTTCTTGATAGTTTCATAGACAAAGATTATTTATCCCAGCAACTCACTTTGTCTTGTGATGTTCAACTAGTAGAAGATAATGGTACTGGTAACAACGAGGCTAAAATCTATTTCACATCTAAAGCAAATACAGATTCTGGCGCAGCTTTTGGAGACGCTAATACGATTGATTTATCTTCAGTGGCTGTAGGTTCAAGCTCACATTACACAATGACCTTTACACCGGCTGCCGGATATTGGTTTGATAAACTCATTATGCTTCCTGGTACGGTTTACAGCACACCAACGGCTCATATTTTAGTCAAAAATATTAGTCTAACAGCCACAAGTACTGATCCAGGAACGTATGCCCCAAGCGTTGCAGATAATCACGCAATGCTGGCCAGTGCTGCAAATTATGGCGCTATTCAAGGCTTTCCGGTTGAAATGTATTTAAATGGTGTTGACCAAGGTCTGTATACATTCAATACTCGTAAAGACAATAACTTAATGAATATGGATAGCTCTAATAACAGCCATATTTTGGTTGATGTTGAAACGATTACTTTAAATGAATCTGCATATGCTTTAAATGGTGTGGACGGAAGTGTCATTACACCAGATGCGACCGCAGATGTTATAGCAGCATTTAATAGATTGGCTCAATTCGTTAATGAATCAGCTGATGCCGATTTTGTTGCTCAAATTGCGCAATATGTTGATCTTTATTCGGTGATTGACACCGCCATTCTAAGGCTGGCAATGGAAAATATCGACGGCGACAGTAAATCAATTCTCTATGGTACTTACGATGGAAGAACATGGTTTACGGTCCCTTACGATTTGGATAGTACCTGGCAACTTTATTTCGATGGTTCAAACATTCAGCCACTATGGAATGCAGATCATTTTTATTTTTCAAGTAAATTATTGAGCCGTGTTATTAACTTGTTCCCAACACAGGTTAAGAAAAGGTATATAAAACTGAGACAGAGGACACTATCGGCTGGAAATATTAATAAATTGTTTAAAGATTTTATTGACGGCATACCAACGATTGCTTTTGACAATAATGAAACCATCTGGCCGGCAATTCCGTCAATACAATTAACTGATTTTGCACAGATTCAACAATCTGTAACAGGTTGTCTGTCTGTTGCGGATAAAATGTTAAATGCTCAAATAGTTAGTACTGCAGATGGTTCAGTTGTTGATACCAGTGGCCAACCACAATAATTAAATACGGAATATCCGAAAGGGTGTTCTTAAAGGCTATTCAACCATTCTCCGTTGGGTAGCCGTTAAGAGCATCTTTTTTTAATGCTCATAAGGAGAAGAAAAAATGAAAATTAAATTAACAATCCCACAGTTAAAAAAGGAATTTACTTTTAAGGATTCAACAAAAAACATTAAGGCACTTTCGAAAATGATGCGTATGACTTTTCAAGCACAAATTGATGGTGCCAAGCCACAAGCGCCTGAACCAAAAACAGACGACATGACACCTGAACAAATTAATGAACTTGAAATTAAGCGTATTCAAGAAAAGATTGAGATTTCAGAACGCGAAGATAAGCAACTAGACCAATTGATTTCTGGTCTATCTGAATTATTTGGCTTAGATGAAAAAGAGAAAGACCAACTTGAAGAACTTTCACCAGTTGAGCTAGGCGAATTGTTAGGGCAAGCCCAGTTTAGAATTAACAACCCTCAAGTTACTCAAGAAGATTATGACGAAATTATAAGTTCTGGTAAAACAAAAAAATCAGTGCCCGAGAAGGGCTAATGAACGCAGGCAACCAACTGAACGATATTTTGCTTTTTGAAAAACAGTGTTTAGTTGAGTTGCATTTATCATTTTCAGATATTGAAAATGCAAGTTTTTACGATCTGATCGAAGTCTTCAATTCTCGTAAAGAAGACAAGATTATTGATCCGTTGGAATTATTTAAATCATTAAACAGTTAAGGAAAGGATAAGCATGGTAGATATAAGTAGAGAAGCAGCCAATAAGGTTTTGCTAGACACTGCCGAAGCGGTTCAATCGATTAAGTCTTTAAAGACTGAAATACAATCAAATACGGCCGCTTGGAAAGCAAACGAAGCAATCTTAAAACAGTCTGGTGATTCCTTAAAAGCTGCTCAAACTCGTTACGATGGCTTATCTGAAACTGTTAAAAAACAAAAGGACGTATTAAGTGGCTTAAAAACCGCCATGGAACAAGAAGCCCAAACGACTTCTAAAAATTCCGATCAATACCAAAAGCTACAAACTCAATACGACCGTGCGAACACAAAACTTGTTTCTTTAACCAACCAACAAGAAAAAGCCAAACAATCGCTTGATTATCAAGAGTCCGGAATATTGAAGCTCAATGATTCTATTAAGCAGTCCGTTTCAGTTACAAATTCTTACGTTTCTAGGTTGCAAGCTGAAGGTAAACAATCGGAAGCAACGAAAGCCCAGATCAGTGGTTTAAAGGATGAGCATTCCAAACTAAATGAACTTTACTCTAAGCAAAAGACTGAACTTGATAAATTAAAATCAGCTGAAGGTGATAACTCCGAAGCAATTGCCAAACAGACTATTCGTGTTAACGAAACAGCTGCCAAGATGGCAAACGCCACGAATAAGGTTAAGGAATTACGTGGCCAGACTGAAAAAAGATCAAGTGATGGCTTATTCAATGGAATAACCAGCAAATTGGACACGATGAATGAGAAGACCGACAGGGCTAATCATTTATTTTCTACAATCGTTGGTGCACATTTAGTTGCCGCTGGAATAACTAACGCTTTTCAGTCGATAACTAATCATATAAGAGACGCTATCGATGCCGGTCTTGATTACGATAAAGAACAGCAGAAAATGCAAGCCGTTTGGCTAACTTTAACTGGTAGTTCAGGCGCAGCCAACGCAATGGTTAAAACCATTAACGACTTGTCTGTTAAAACTGGGCAAGCTACTGATACTGTCAACGAACTAGAGCAAGGTTTCTATCACTTACACTCTAGCAAGACTGAATCAGATGAAATGACTAAGTCGATGTTGAACATGGCCGATGCCGTTGGCTTGAATTCTCAACAAATTCAATCAGTTACACAAGACATGGTTAACGGTTTGTCCCGTGGTAAAGCCAACGCCGGAATGCTGAACCAGATTTCTCAATATTTTCCGATGTTTCGTGAAAACCTGGCTAAGTACGAAAACGATGTACACCATAGCTCAAATATTACAACTGCCGACTTAACTGCAATGGCTAAAGCCGGTAAGATTTCGGCTTCCGATATTGAAAACGTCTTCAATCAATTAGGTTCCGGGAAATACGATAAAGCTGCTGATAACATGCTTCAAACGATGGTCGGCATGGAACGAACTATTAAAGCTCGTGTCCCGGCCTTGATTGGTGATATTGAGAAACCGATCATGCAAGCTCAAAACCCGATTTACGGGGCTGTTTCCAAGTGGGTTTCTGAAAAGAAAGTCGATACCGAGTTCGCTAAAATTGGTGAATCGGCTGAAAAAGGTTTTAACACGATCACAAAGGCTTTTGCAAAGGCCTATAACCTTAAATCTGTCCCGGATACTTTAAATAACGGCTTAAACGGAATTGCAAAAGGCATCACGAACGTTTCTAATGATATTGCTAAAAACGCTCCTGAAATAGTTAATTTCTTTAAAATGACTAAGGAAATGGGCGGCGAAGGCTTTAGAGTTCTAATCGATTCTCTAGGCATTGCTAACACATTGCTTAAGCCTTTTATGGGATTGGTTGCTGACCACCCGCAAGCAGTTGCTAAAACAGCCGCAAGTATTTTTCTTTTATCAAAAGCTTTCGGAGCGGTTAACACCGGTATCAGGTTTGTTAATACTACTTTAAAGACCTTTGACAAGATCGGTGACGGGATTAAGTGGGCTGCTAAAGTCTTTGGCATTAAATCAGAAACAGCCGCCTTAAAAGAACAAAATAAAGTTCTTGCCAAAAATAACGAACTTTCATCAGCCGAAGGCAGTAGTTCTTTAGGAACCTCTTCGGAAGGTGGCAAAGTCTCAAAAGATGTTAATGAAGTCGAAGACGTTGCTAAAGACGGTAAAACTGCCGAAGAAGCTGGTACAGTTGCTAAAGATGCCGGTACAGTTGCCAAAGACACTAGCAAATTAGGTCTTTTGGGCAAACTAGGAGGTTTAACTAAAGCCGGTAAGCTTTTAGCTGGCGGCACTGGAGTATTAGACCTAGTCGGCGCTTCTACTGATTTAATTGGCATGAATAAAAAGAATGTCGGTACTAAAACCGGTTCTTTTGCCGGAAACCTTGCCGGTGGAGCAGCCGGTACAGCAATTGGAACAGCAATATTGCCTGGTATTGGAACTGCTATCGGCGCAGGTATCGGTTCACTTAGTGGCGATAAATTAGGTGGAATGCTTGGCAAACAGATTCAAAAAGGTTTATCCAAGACTAAATTAAAACCGCCTAAGCTTAGTACTAAATCGGCTTATAGCAAGCTTGATAAAGAAGCCAAAGATTATTACGCAAAAAAGCAAAAGCGTGATACAGACGATGTTAAGTTACTTTATAAAAACGGTGATCTAACCAAAGCAGAATATACAAAACGTTTACAAGACATTCAAAACGAAGGCAAGTTGGGCTCGAAGTTTGAAAAGATGAGCCAATCTGATCGAACTGCCGTAACTAAGTATTATGCTCAACAACGCCAGTCACTTGAAGAAACTTGGAATAAAAAGATTAGTTCCACTAAAAGTAAGTGGAGTAAAAAAATTATTGCAGATGAGAACCATTACGGAATAGATTCCGTACAGGTTCAAAGGGACGAAAAGAACAAGTCCAAAGCCGTTAAAGAAGAAGAACGTAAAGAAAAATCAGCTATTAATAAGCTGACTTTAAAAGATGCCACTTCTACAACGGTTGCCGAAGCAAAATTGCATACAACACTTGCGGGCAAGATTCAGTTATCTTCTAACAAGCAGTTAAGCATTATGCAGAATCTTACCAAAAATAAAGGTAAGTTATCCAATCAGCAACTTCAAACAGCCCTTAATAATTCTGAAAAAGATTACAAAGAGACTGTTAGTCTGGCTAATAAAAAAAGAGACGGTATATTTAAAGCTGCTTATAAGCAATACAACGATGTTACTAAAGCGGCTGAACGTCAAAGAAAAGAAACTACTAAAGCGGCCAAAGATCAATACAACGATACCGTTGCCGCTGCTAAAAGCCAATTTAAAGGTAATTCGAAGTGGGCTGAAACGCAGCGTAAAGATGCCATTGATAAAGCTAAAGATCAGAAAGAAAAAACCGATCAATTAGCTTGGGATCAATATAACGGAGTTGTTTCTAAGGCACAAAAGCAGCAAAACGATACCGATGATGCCGCAAGAAAGCAACACGATACCACGATCAAACATGCTAGAGATCAAAAAGATCAGATCAAAAAGGCAGCAAGCGATCAATCACACGGTGTTATAACTCACGCTGTTAACCAGGCTAACGGTTCAATGAAAGCCAGCAGTAAACAAGGTGTTGGCTTACAAGGGATTTGGAAAGGAATTTCCGGGTTTTTCAACGGAATTGTTAAATTCTTTGGTCAAAAGGGAATTAAAACTAGCGACAAAGATTATAGCTATTCAGCGATGGACATGCCGGCTTATTCAGTTGGAACTAGCCATAATAGCGCTAGACGGGCGCTAGTTGGTGAAGCTGGCATTGAAGCCAGGTATCAACCTTATTCCGGCAAAGTCGATTTTGTTGGAACTCATGGCGCTCAAATAGTCGACCTCAATCCAGGCGACCACATCTTAAACGCTAGGGACACAGCAAAGCTGTTTAGTGGTGGCCTTGGCAAAACGATGCCAGGTTATGCGTCTGGGACTGATAGCCTTTCATCGTTTATTAGTTCTGTCGGTAAAGGTGCTTCGAATATTTTTGATAATATTTCCGATGCTGCCGAAAAGGTACTGTCTAAACTCACTGACCCTGTTAAAACTTTGGAAGGCATTGCGTCAAAAGCCTTTAATATCAACTCAATTGAAGAAGTCGGTGACGCTGGTCACCAGATTTCTAAAGGCATGGTTGATAGTGGAGTTAAGAGCATTGGTAGTTTTCTTAGTAAGTTGGTTTCTGGATCGGATGAAGACGGTGGAGGACAACACGGAAACCCGACCGGTACAAGTGTGCTTCGCTGGACAGACGATGTTAAAAGAGCTTTAAAAGCTAACGGTTTATCAACCAGCGCAGAAATGGTCAACAAGGTATTGCGTCAGATTCAAACCGAATCAGGTGGCAATCCAACCGTTACTCAACATGGCTATACCGATGCGAATACGATTTCCGGTGATCTGGCTAAAGGCTTGATGCAGACGATTTCAGCTACGTTTAACGCCCACGCTTTTCCTGGCCATAAAGATATTTTTAACGGTTATGATAACTTGCTTGCGGCATTGTCTTATGCCAAAGGCCGTTACGGCTCAACTCTTTATTATTTAGGTCAGGGTCACGGCTATGCAAATGGTGGAATTGCCACCACACCTTCTATTTTTGGCGAAGATGGCATAGAAATGGCTGTCCCACTGGGTCAGAATAAACGTTCAAGAGCTGTTGAGTTATTAAAACAAGCCAATCAGATAACTGGTAATCAAGCGTTGGCGTCTGATAATTCCAAAGTTGAAACTTTGCTGGGACAAAATAACCAGCTTATAAACGTGTTGACTAACGTTGTTGGTTCAATTCTGGGCGAAGTTAAAGCCGGTAATCAGAAATTAACACCTGGACAGCAAGCCACACTTACTAAAAACATTATCAGCATGATAGGAAGGAGTACAAACTGATGTTTAAACTAACAAACGCACGTGGTGAAACCGTTGATTTGAATACAAATAGTTTACGGGCTTATACTCCGACCGGTTTAGGACTAATTCTACAAAATACCTATTCAGCTTATGAAACAAGTTTTTTAAAAACTCACTCACAGATGAGCGATCCAGCTTCTAATCCTTTTCAGGTTTATATCAAATTTGGCGATATTGAAAGTCAATCATATCAATCGTTTTCTGACTTTGCCGAGTTCTTGGCTTACCAGCCTTATACGCTGGAATACGATACCGATGCCGGAAGCTGGTATCGTGATTGTAATTTGCAAAGTTTGAGCAAAACTGAGCTTGGTGGAAGTACGGTCGGAGCTTATGACCGATTAAACGAAGCTTTTGTATTGGAATTCTTTAACGCTTGGTACAACAATAAATCAGCCGTTTATAAAAGCTATGATTCCGATCCTGGACTAGCGACTTACGGCAAGATTTATGGTGGTGCACAAGGCGCTTATTACTACAATCCTTATTACGTTTATATCGAATCTAATCGTAATTCAGCCGAAAAAGCCATACTTTTGCAAAATGATTCTCAATATTTTGGTTTGCAGGATGGCTCGCCTTGTGTGATTACGATCATCGGACCATGTGCAAATCCGAGTTGGGTGATTATGCAAGATGGTCAGATTGTCGCAACCGATGCCTTTACCTTACAATTGGCTGCTAACCAGAAGCTGATTGTCAGTTCTTATCCGGATAATCAGTATGCCCGAGTCTACAATCCTGATGGTTCTTATAGCGATGTCTCTCAACTTCAAGATTTTACAA